ATTACCGAATTAGGTAATGAAGCTATTAAGATAGCTAAACTTCATCATAAATATTATCAGATATTGTCAAGCGAAAGGCTGCTTCTTAAATCACAAGAAGCAGAAATGAAAAAATTAAAACTAGATAAATATGAATTTTTTACTCAAGGCCCAAACGAAGAAACAGAAAAATTAGGTTGGAAATTACCAGCAAAAGGTTTGATACTTAAAGCTGATATTCCAATGTATATAGATGCTGATAATGATATTATTAGACTTTCCCTTAAAATTGGATTACAACAAGAAAAAATAGAACTGCTAGAATCTATTATTAGAACTCTTATGAATAGAGGATATAATGTAAAAGCAGCAATAGATTTTCAAAAATTTATTAATGGTGGTTAATGGATAAACTAACAATAACAAAAATAAATGAAGTTTATTTGAAAATTCTTTGTGAACCTTCTATCGCACAAGAGTTAAATGATTTTTTCACTTTCGAAGTTCCAGGCGCTAAATTTATGCCAGCAGTTAGGAATAAAATTTGGGATGGAAAAATCAGACTTTATTCTTTGTTAACACAAACGCTTTATATTGGTTTAATTAAATATGTAGAAGAATTTTGTAAATCTAGAAATTACGAGATTGAATATGACTGTGATTTAAGTTCTGAAGAATTTTCTCTTTATGAAGCTAAACAATATATTGAATCATTAAAACTTCCATTTCAGCCAAGAGATTACCAGTTAGAAGCTTTTGTTCATGCTGTTCGAGAACGTAGATCTCTTTTACTTTCCCCTACTGCTTCTGGTAAATCTTTTATAATTTATCTTCTTATGAGATATTATAATAAACGCACACTTATTATTGTACCAACAACTACATTGGTTAGCCAGCTTACTTCTGACTTTGCAGACTATGGTTTCGATAGTGAATCTAATGTTCATAAAATTTATGGCGGTCAAGATAAACAAACAGACAAACAAGTAACAATTTCAACATGGCAATCAATCCATAAATTACCTAGAGAATATTTTGATAATTTTGATGTTGTAATTGGTGATGAAGCTCATTTATTTAAAGCTAAATCATTAACATCAATCATGACTAAGTTAGAAAATTGTAAATATAGATTTGGTTTTACCGGAACTTTAGATGGTACACAAACAAATAAATTAGTTCTTGAAGGTTTATTCGGAGCAGTTAGAAAAGTAACTACTACTTCAAAACTTATAGATGAAAAACATCTAGCTGATTTTAAAATCAAAGCAATTGTTTTAAATTATCCTGATGAAGTAAAGAAAATGATTTCTCGTTCTGCAGATTATCAAGCAGAAATGGATTATATTGTTGGATTACAAGCTAGAAATAACTTTATTAAAAATCTTACTCTTTCATTAGAAGGTAATACACTTCTTTTATTTCAATATGTAGAAAAACATGGCAAATTACTTTATGATATTATTTCTAAAGAATGTAAGGATAGAAAGGTTTATTTCGTTCATGGTGGTGTGGATGGAAATGAGAGAAACGATATTCGACAAATAGTAGAAGAAATGAATGATGCAATTATAATTGCTTCTTATGGTACATTCTCTACTGGTATTAATATTAAAAACTTACATAATGTTATATTTGCTTCGCCTTCGAAGTCTCGAATCAGGAACTTACAATCTATTGGTCGTGGACTTAGAAAGTCTGACACAAAAGATAAAGCTACACTTTTCGATATTGCTGATAATATGACATGGAAACAGAAGAAGAACTTTACGTTGTTACACTTTATGGAAAGGATTAAGATATACAATGAAGAGAAATTTGAATATAAAATCTATGAAGTCAACCTTAACCTTTGATTCTATTAGTTTCGAAACGACATATATGATTATACTACCTTTTTGAGAAAAGTCAAGGAAAAAATAATGAAAAGAAAAAAAAATAATTATATTAATAACAAAACTCTATATGGCGCGATGATTAAACATAAAAATGAAGTCGATCAAGCCATTAAAGAAGAAAAAACACCACCACAAGCGCCAAAATATATAGGTGAATCTATTATTTTAATATGCAACAATCTAGCAAAGAAACCAAATTTTTCAGGTTATACATATAAACAAGATATGATTTCAGATGGAATTATTGATTGTGTAGCAGCGATTGATAATTTTAATCCAGACAAAACGAATAATCCCTTTGCATATTTTACTCAAATTGCTTGGAATGCTTTCCTTAGAAGAATACAAAAAGAAAAAAAACAAACATACATTAAACATAAAAATTTCGAAAATAGTTTTCTTATGAATGAGCTTTGGGATAATACTGATCATAGCATTCAACTTAAAGCTAACGAATATTCAGGAGAAATTGTAAAAAACTTTGAAAATAGCTTGACTAAAACCAAAAAACAAGGTAAACTAAAAGGAGTTGAAAAATTTTCTGAAGGAGGCGAAGATGAAAAACCAACATCTAATCCCAGCTAATATAATTGATCTAGTTTCTAGAATTAATAATGAAAAAACTAACGTAAACGAAAGAAATAATCTAATTCATCGTTTAGAAGTTATTAAAGAATATACAGAAAAAGAATATGATAAAGTAAAGAAGAAGTATCTATGAAAATTGCTTTGATAACAGATTCACACTGGGGTGTTCGTAATGACAATAATATTTTTCTAGATAATTCTAAACTATTTCTAGACAATATTTTTTTTCCTTATTTGGATTCTAATAATATTAAAACTGTGATCCATGGTGGTGACATCGTGGATCGCCGTAAATATATTAATATCAATACAGCCAAAAGGCTTCGTGAAGATTTCTTAACACCTTTATCAGAAAGAGATTTAGATGTACATATTATCGCAGGTAATCATGATACTTATTTTAAAAACACAAATGATGTCAATGCAATTCAAGAAATCATTAAAGGATCATATCCTAAATTTAAAATATATGATAAGTTCGCAGAATCAGTGGACTTTGGTGGAACATCTATTTTGCTTATTCCTTGGATATGCGCTGATAATAGAGAGCAAGTTCTAAATGAAATCAAATCCACTAAATCCCAAATCGCTATTGGGCACCTTGAAATACAAGGTTTCGAAATGTATAAAGGATCTATTGTTTCTCACGGAGACGATCGTTCTATCTTTGATAAGTTTGATATGGTTTTTAGCGGTCATTTTCATCATCGTTCCACTGATGGTCATATTTTTTATCTTGGTAGTCATGGTGAGTTTACTTGGAGTGATTATAACGACCCTCGTGGATTCCACATCTTCGACACGGAAACGAGAGAAATAAAATTTATTGAAAATCCATACAAAATATTTAAAAAGGTATGGTATAATGATAGCGATGAAAATTTCCTTCAAACTAAAGTTGATTATTCTCAGTTTAAAAACTCTATTGTTAAAGTGATTGTTACAAACAAAACGAATCACTTCTGGTTTGATAAATTTATTGAAAACATTGAATCAGAAAACCCTTATCAAATTCAAATTGTTGAAGATCATTTAAATCTTAATCTTGAAGAAGATGAAGATATTGTAAACGAGGCAGAATCAACTTTAGATATTTTCAAAAAATATATTGATGGATATGAAGTTAAACATATTGATAAGAATAAACTTTCCAATAAGATTACAGAATTATATAATGAGGCGATTAGTTTAGAATGATTTATTTTAAAAAAATAAGATATAAGAATTTTCTATCTACTGGTAATATATTTACAGAAATTAATCTTTGCGACGCGAAAACAACTCTTATTGTTGGCGAAAATGGTGCTGGTAAATCTACTATTCTTGATGCTTTGTCTTTTTCTCTTTTCGGAAAACCATTTAGAAAAATCAACAAGCCACAGCTTATGAACACTATAACCAGAAAACAGCTGGTTACAGAAGTAGAGTTTTCTATTGGCACTAATGAATATAAAATTATTCGTGGTATGAAACCAAATATATTTGAAGTATACAAAGATGGTATTCTATTAAATCAATCAGCAGATATGAAAGATTATCAAACTATTTTAGAAAGGCAAATTTTAAAAGTCAATCATAAATCTTTTAGTCAAGTAGTTGTTCTTGGATCAGCTACATTTCAGCCTTTTATGCAGCTTAATGCTTATCAACGCAGAGAAATTATTGAAGACTTACTTGACCTTCAAATTTTCACAACAATGAATACTCTACTAAAAAGTAAAATTTTAATTAATAATGAAACTTTACAAAAAACAACAGCTGAAAAGAATTTGATTGAAGAAAAGATATCTTTGATCAAAGAGCATATGAAAGAAATTCAATCTAACACTGATAAAATGATTGAAGAAAAGAAAACTCGTATTGAAGAAACAAATGAAACAATACAAAAGTTAAATGAAGAATATATTGATTTAGACAATAAAAGAAAAGAATTATCTGCTTCTGCTGAAGATGAACAAACTATTTCAACTAAAATGAAAAAGCTTTCTGATCTTAAATCTAAGATTGAAGTTAATCTTGGAAATCTCAATAAAGAAGTTAAGTTTTTTCATAACTATGATGAATGTCCAACTTGTAAGCAATCTATTAATGAACAATTTAAATGTGAAACAATACAGCAAAAAGAAACCCAAATTACAGAAATTAATGAAGGTCTTGAGAAATTATCGGTTGAATACGAAAAATTACAATCTCGTATTAATGAAATTATGGAAATTAATTCTAAAATAAATGACATAAGATTAGAACTTAATAGTATTAAGACTAAGATTAATTCTCTTAATGATTATAGAAATACTCTTAAAGAAGAAATAAACAACATTAAAGAATCTTCTAATAGTAACGAAAGGAATAAAATTCCTTCTCTAGAAAAAGAGTTAAAGGAAACTGAAAAAAAATATTATGAACTTACCGAAGATAAAGCTGTTCTTTCTGTTGCATCAAATCTATTAAAAGATGGTGGCATTAAAGCAAAAATTATTAAACAATATGTTCCTATTATAAACAAGCTGATTAACAAATACCTTTCTTCTATGGAATTTATGTGTCAGTTTGAACTCGATGAAAACTTTAATGAAACTATTAAGTCTCGTTATAGGGATATTTTCAGTTATGCTTCTTTCAGCGAGGGGGAAAAAGTCAGAATTAACGTTGCTATTCTTTTCGCATGGAGAGCGATTGCAAAATTAAGAAATTCTATCAACACTAACATTCTTATAATGGACGAAGTTTTTGATAGCTCTCTAGATTCTAACGGAACTGAAGAATTTATGAAGATAATAAATCACTTGACTTCTGACACAAATACGGTTATAATAAGTCATAAGTCGGATCAGTTATATGATAAATTTGAGAGAGTGATTCGGTTTGAAAAATATAAGAATTTTAGTAGGATAGCTAAATGAACGAACAACTTCAAAGAGATATTATTTTTCTTCGTGAATGGTTAGAAATGCCAGATAATGATTATAGAAATAATATTTTAGTTGTTAAGAAAAAATTAAAGAGAATTTTAGATGCTATAAGGTAAATCATGAAGCTTGAACTTGTTAAACATAATGATCCGGTATTAAAAAATGAGTGTGAATTTTTTGATTTTAGCAATCCTCCTTTTGACCCTATCGAACTTGCCCAATCGATGGTTAAGTTTATGTATGATCATAATGGTCTTGGTCTTGCTGCCAATCAAATTGGAATTCCTTATCGTGTATTCTCTATTCGTGGTGTTCCTGAAAACTTTGTTTGTTTCAATCCAAAACTTATTTACACCTCAGTAGAAGAAATTGCAATGGAAGAAAGCTGTTTGACATTTCCAGGAATGTTAGTTAAAATAAAACGTCCAAAAGATATTCGTTGTAGATTCCAAACTCCTAACGGAGATGTTCTAACAAAACAATTTACAGGAATGACTGCTAGAATTTTTCAACATGAAATGGATCTTATTAATGGTGTAATATTTTACAACAGAGCTAATCGATACCACAAAGAACAAGCTCTAAAAAAATGGAATCGCGGCGAACGATATGAAATGAAAGTGAATGTGAAGTGAATATCTTTTATATTGATGGAGACCCAATGCAAGCTGCTCAATGGATGGTTGACAAACATGTAGTTAAAATGATTTTAGAATCTGCTCAACTTCTTTCTACTGCTCATCGTTTACTTGATGGTCAAGAATATACAGACAAGACTAAGACTGGTCGTAATGTAAAACGCTGGCGTTTATACGATCAACGTGAACCAGTATTGTATCAAGCAACACATATTAACCATCCATCAGCTGTATGGTGCAGACAATCTGTATCTAATTACAACTGGCTGGTAGATCATATGTTTGCACTTCTTAGTGAATATACTTATCGCTATGAGAAAAAACATAAGATTGAAGGTGAAATTAGTTATCTTCTTCAGTCTCCTCCTAACAATCTTAAAGATTGGGATTGGAC